TACTGACTGGCTAAATGGCCGCGCCGTGTTGGTACGCGTGAAAGAGGGCACTTGTCGGCATGGGGTGTATTTGCCTACTGGCGATTGTGTCCAGTGTGCCCATGCGGGGCGGGCGGAAGGGGACGGGCAGGACGGTGAGAGATGACAACCCACGTCAAGCCCTGCGCAAACAAAACATGCGGAAACCCCCGCTTGCCGTCACATCGCTATTGTGCGGTGTGTCACCGGGAATATAACCGCCATTGGACACGGACGCAGAAAGCGGCGGGAAAGGCGCGGCTGGCGCGCTGGATGTTACAACCATGACCGGGACGCAGGCGGGCATGTTCGACGTTCAGGCGAAACGTAAGGTACAAAAGGGCGACGTGGTTTTTAGCTTGTCTTTTGACGAACGCAAAATCATTCAGGCCATTATTGACCTGTACAATAACGGGGAACCGTTCGACGTTGACCCCACGTACAGTACCGGGCGTTTCTGGACGGGTTTACCGAAACCTTTGCAAAAGTTTGATATGTTTCCACAGACACCCGATACTCAACAGGCGAACTCTAATTGTCTCCCGTTGGAAAACGAATCAATCAATTCGATTATGTTTGACCCGCCTTTCGTGATCAAGAATATCGAGCGCGCGAATGGCAAGCGCGGCAAAATTGAACAGCGTTTTTACGGGTACCCTACAATTGGCCTATTGAGAGAACATTATCGAACCAGTTTACAGGAATTCTTCCGGATCCTGAAACCGGCCGGGATTATCGCTTTTAAGTGTCAAGACACGATTTCTAGTAGTATCAATTACTGTATTCATGCAGAAATTATTCAGATGGCTTTAGCGATAGGTTTTACCTTTGCTGATTTATTCGTTCTGGGAAACCGAAATGTTATGCTTGACCCCCGCGTAAAGAACCAGCGACACGCCCGAAAAAACCACAGTTACTACTTGGTTTTCAGGAAACCCAAGAAATGAAACTTATTAAATTATTTATTATCGTGTGTCAGGGGTGCGGCGAGACTCTCCGCGCCAAGACAAAAAAGCAAGCTATGGCAGAAGCGAAGACGCTCGGCTGGTATCACGTCAACACCGCGCCGAAATGCCGCGCCTGTGAACTCGCGGAAGTGCGGGCACGGGCGGAGGCGTGGAAGCCGGGTTATCCGAGTCCATTTTAGATTAGGAGACGAGATGATGAGTGACACCTACATTTTGACACCTGCGGAGAAGAAAGTCATTGACCGGATGCGCGCAGAAGAACACGCACGGAGTATGAGCAAGACTTACTGCCTTGAACTTTTGACAACCGCCCTTGAATACGAAAAGTGGTTACGAAAGAACGGGGCTGTAAATTCGTTTTCAACTTTCGTGGACGAATTTGGTTATGCGCGGACTGACCAGATAAGCGTAAAGATGATTTATGATTGCGTGAACACTTTGCGCCGTTCCGCGCTTGATACCGCACAGGAGATGGCAAACCTATGAGTGAACAAAAATCACCATACACCGCGAAGTTTGACCGCCTGGAAGGTTCCCGTATGCGGGATGATTGGTGGGGCATAGAGAACGATGAAGCCGAGGACACGAACCCGCTTGACCTTGCCAATTACAAGGGTAATGACGTTGACGAGTTGCGCGGGCAAATCCGCCTGCTCACCGCCGCGCTACAAGCCGCCACAAGCCCACAGGACGGGCAAGGCGAGGCGTTAGCGTGCAAACTGCTACTTGACGACGTGCGGGCGGAGTTTGCGGCGGTATACTCAAAAGTTCCGCCTGTCTTTCAAACTCAGTGGTACACCTTAGCGGTGCTGTTGGGAGTTGAAGAATGACAATCAATAAACAGGCTCTACTTGATAACGGGTGGGAGTTGGGGCCGGATGGCTTGCTCACGAAGTTTGTGCGGGATGGCTTGCAACTGTGGGCAAGTCACGACCATCGGGTGATTTTTCTCGAAAGTCTTGTCGGGGTGGGGATGAGTTACGAGCTATATCACGTCAAAACGATGGAGGACATCGCCGCGCTCATGTATCTGCTTATGCCCTGGCTGGTCATGGATACCGCGCCCATCGACACGGCGATCCGCGCCCGGTTCGCGGAAGGGGGCGGAGAATGAGGGCTAAAGCGCAATTGTCCCGCATCCTGTCCCCGTATCGCTCAAAGGCGGAAGAGGCCTGGGCGGTCATTGGTTCGATGTGGATTGAGGATGAATTCAAACTGAAAGTAGCGCGGGAATTATACGAACCGTTTTCGTTCAATCTACCTGGGGGAAGTTACACCCCTGATTTCCTTTACATTCTTGAAGATGGTTCTATGGTTTTTTGTGAAGTCAAGGGGAGTAAACTCCAAAAAAATTACAGGGATGCCCGTTCAAAGTTACGGGCGGCGGCTGAGTTACATCCTTGGTTCTTCTGGACACAAGCCACACAAGCGGGGCGCGGGGCGTGGGATTTTGAGGTCATCAAGCCATGAGTAATCAACCCGTTACCCGTGTAATAAAGTTTCCCGATGACCTGTTGCAAATCGGGCGGCAACTTGTCGAAGATAAGACCCGGATGGAGTTCTCGCTTGGGGAGTTGTGTATCTTGGTTGTAGATGAGTTTACCGCATTCACAAAAACAGAAGCCCTCACCGAATTGGCGAAACAAATCGGGGAAGAATTTACAAACCTATGGGTGTACGAATGGGTTTCACGTTCAATTCCTGTCGAACTCAGACAGGCCTATCCACAATTACAATACTCTCACTGGCGGGCGTTAGCGGGTAAACTCGACTTATTGCCTGATGCGCTGGCCTGGGTGACGGCGGAGAATGACAACGGGCGCAATGTGTCGGTGTCCAGTCTCAAAGTATTTTTACATGGCAAGCCAATGTCAACGGGAGAGTATGATCCGGCGGCACATCTGCAACAAACCCGGCAAGCGTTGGAAGTTTACGCGGATAAAACCCACGATAGGCGGGCGAAATTTGCGGCGTACCTGATGAACGGGTGTCAGTATGTCCACTGTCCTGATTGTGCCCATGACATCCCGCTTGTGCGGTGGGTGGATGCGTGGGAAGAAGATAGATGAAAATGATTTGTCCGCTTTGCGGAAAAGAGTTTATTTTTTCCGACATGATTATTTCGGCTTTATCGCGTGGGGAAGTCTTTATCAAAAACCCAAAAATTGAAATTGTTTGCGCTCGGTGTGGCTGGTTACGAGTGATAGCATTAAACAAAAAACCCCGGTGACGAGTGCCGGGGCTTTTTGTTGTGTGGGGTTATTTTTCGTTTTTCCGTCGTCTTATAAAGTTATCAATGTAGTAAGGCCATGATCCGCGCAATCCTGCTGTGCAATCTAGGATTTTCCCTTCTTCCGTTTCTACGGTTGTTTTCAGTGACGGGATGGTGTAATTTCCATAACGGATATTGATGTAATATTTTCCAACATGGATAATATCACCTTCCTTGAACTCAGATGCCATTCTGGTTTTTAGCTCGGCGCGGGTAAGTTTGTAGATCATGATTTTATCTCCTATCGCTTGCTCGCCGCTTGAAATCCGGCGGGGTTGTCTGCAAGTCGCAACCTAAGAATTCCAGGTTACGCAGGGCGGTATTTTCATCCACCCAGTCCACCGCTTCACGTAGTTGTGACAGTGCGACGTTAGCGGGGGCGATAACCTGCCACCCATCACGGGGCGGGGTGATTTGGTAGTTGCGGTAACAGTGGCCTGATCCGTGGAAAGGGCCGTCAAGCCATGAGGCTTGTCCCAGGTCTGTGAAGTGGACTATGATGGTCATGGCTTCATCTCCATTCGATTTCATTGTTCAAATAGGCTTCGACGGCGGCCTGCTCGGTGATGTATTTCGCGCTGGCGAGCTTATCTTTCTTCCAAAAGAAACGGCGGGGGCTGTATTGAAAACTCATCTCTTGATAAAGCGCAAAGCCTTGTTTTTCCAAAGCCGTATAAAACTCATCGATCTCGGTTTGTAATGCTTTCAGGCGTTCTTTGATAAGGTTTCGCTGGTCAAGGGTGGTGAGAATGTTTGTTTTCATGGCTTATCCTGCAACTTTTTCAAGGCGGCGGTCAGATTGGTAGCAATCCATTCTGCGATGGCCTCATCGGTGATTTTTTTTCCGTTGGAAAACTCCATTGTTTTGACATTGACGGCGGTGACGGTGACGGTGACATCGGCGGGGGTACGCTTTCCGCCGGATACTTTGACATTGAAATTCATGTTCATGGTTTCATCTCCAAAGCGGCGCGGGCTTGTTTCACGAGCGGGGACTTTTCGACAAACTCATGGGTAACGTTCCATCCGCTCGCCGTCTCGTGGATGTAGCCGTTCGTGATGGCTGTCAGGGCCGTTTCAAGTGCCGTGATGCGGGCTTGGGCGGCGGTGAGTTCGGCGTTGTTGCGTGTCAATGCACACGAGCAAAATAATGATCCGTCGCTTTGCGGTTTTTCGTATTCGTACATACATCCTAAATTTCCATGCTCTGATAGGTCGTGTTTGCAGTGTTGGCATTTCATGGCTTCACTTCCTGTGCGATTTTTGCCTTACTCCGCCGGGTGCGGGGCTGGCCTGACTTGTCCTTGCTTCCTTTGGGCCGTCCTCCGCGTTTCCCGTTCTCACGGGCGGCGGTGCGCTGGCCGTTGTAGGCGTCATGGCGGCCAAGAGTGTAAGCGGTGGTGAGGGCTTCGAGTAGTTGGGGGTAAATGCGCTCGGTACGTGTGTACCATTCTAGCGTTATTTTCGTTTCAAGGTTGGTGGCGAGTTGTTCGAGTTCGGTCATGGGGTGGTGTCCTTATTCGCGATAATCATCGTAAATTTCAATGAGCATGTAAGCATTTTGGTCTTGCGTTTGTTCAATAAAACTTATGATGAGGTCTTGTTTTGCTTTGTTGTAAATAGTTTTCAAGTCATCAAGACTGTTAACGATTATTTCATTTTCGTCATCTACTCCCGTGCTTGTTTTCCAGATGAAGGCTTTCATTTCGTCTCATCTTCCTTCGCCGGATGTCGCTCCGGCGGGCGTGGGGTGGGGGTTAGCCCGCCGGGGGGTTATGGGAGTTCCATAAAATCAAGAATATCTTCATACGCCTGTTCTGCTTGTGCCTGCTCTGTGTATTCCTTATCGAATGTACTTAGTACGTGTGTGGCGTTTTTGTCCGTGTCTGTTACGGTGTACTTTACGCGATATCCATTTCCGTATTCAAAGATAACGGCGGTTTTGATAGCGTTTTTTGTTTCTTTTCGTGTGGTTTGCGTTTTGAAGGTAGTCATCTCTGCGTTCTCCTGATTTGTTTGTTTGATTTCTGATTACTCACATAGTATAACCGATTTGGTTATATCTTGTCAAGAGGCAATTTCCAGACGGGACAGGCGAACTATTGGACACGTGCCGCAAAAGCCGTTATACTTGATAAGGTTTCACATCTCCTGAATGGCTTGCGGGGCCACACTTCCGATAGTCCACCCCGCAAGCCGCCTTTTGTTACTACTATGCAATACACTATTTTTTTATCATCTGGAACATCCGCCGCAGGTTCTGAAAATTACGGAACAACGGCGAAAGCCACAAGCATCGATGTCGTAACGAATCGGGTTACTGGTTTTGAAAAATGCACTTGTGAAAGCACATTCAAAAACCATCCAAAATGTAAGCGACATGGGGCGAAAGCCTTGAAGAATATATCCGTTTCAGGTTCAGACAATGCCCGCTAAACTTCTCGCCCTTGTCCTACTCATTCCTATCCTTCGCCGCTGGTTCTTCTTTGCGCCCGCGCCGGGTGGGGTGGATTTGCAGGATGACGAATGGGGGAATTATGGGTAAGTATTTCGAGTACCTGCGCTACGTAATCAGGCACAAGTATTTTGTTTTTGTGGCATGTCGAAAGTTGGGGGTTGGTTTATGGCAGGCTCTGTTCCATGATTTTAGCAAGTTTTCACCTAGTGAGTTTATCCCGTATGCTTTTCACTTTTACGGGAAAACGAAAGGCAAGCATAAAGACACTGCTTTCGATTTCGCGTGGCTTTTGCATCAACATCGCAATCCTCATCATTGGCAGTTTTATTTGCTACAGGAAGATAATCCCACTGGGCGTTATACGATTCAATCCTTTGGAGACGACCATCCTAATATGCTGGCACAGGATAATTATCCGCTTTTGCGATGCGAAATTGTTTACGATCAGGACGATGCCATTTACCAAAAAGCTTACGATTTACTTTCACCTATTGTCAAGGAACTCAATCAAAAACCCGCTCCGTTGGAAATGCCAGAAAAATATGCGCGTGAAATGGTTGCGGATTGGTATGGTGCAGGGCGGGCGATTACGGGGAAATGGGAAGCGCATAAGTGGTACGCTGAAAACAGGAGTAAAATCCAGTTGCATGCAGAGACGCGTTTCCTTGTCGAGAAATTACTCAATGAGCATAAGCCAACTTTTGAGATCATGAATTACCCTACCTTTGAAATGTATTTGGCGGGGCGCAACCGTGAATAACTTCTCACTTTTCGAGATAGCCAACAAGGCTAATCAGCCGTCATGGTGGCAGAGGTTCCGGGCGTGGCTGCAACGGCTCGCGGATAGGTGGATACCGTGACGCTTGTCCTGCCTGATGACCTGATCCGCGCCGGGGTGGGCATTGGCATTGCAACGGCCTTGTACTTTGCAAGACGGCGGGGACGGTTATCAATTGCGGAGCGTTTATTCGTCATCTATTGTTTTATTGAAATCTCGTTTTATACTCTGTATTATTTCACAAATCGTTTCACGATTTATCGTGAATATCTTCTATGGCTCCCTTCGCTCCGTCCGTTTTGGATGGCCTGGGCGTTAGTCTATTATTTCAAGTTCAAGGGGAAAGTCAACCACATATGACCATCGAACAATTTACCCAGTGGAGTAGTCTTATTATCGCTATCGGCGCGTTTATCGTCGCATGGCGCAAAGGGGGCGGGGAAGCGCGCAAACTCGAAGCCGACGCCGCCGGGAGTTTATCCGGCACGGCGTTGAACCTTGTCAGGGAACTGGAAAAGAAACTTGAAAACGAGCGCAGGGAATACGCACAAGAAATCGAGAATGAACGGCAACATCTGGCCGCTGAGTTAGCATCAAAACGGGCGGAGTTGGAAGCCCGGATTATCTCCGTTGAAACGGAACTGAACAACGAACGGAGCAAAATCAACACGTTAGGCGTAGAACTAGAAACGGAACGGAAGAAACGGCGGGAACTAGAATTGCGCGTTGACCAACTAGAGGACGAAAAAAAGGGGTTAATCTCGGAAAATGGACGGCTCAAAATGCAGTTAGAAAAGCAGTCCCATCGGCGGAGCGGCCTATGATTTTCGTCTATTTCGTTGCGGCTATGGCCGGGGGGCTGGCTGGACATCAATCCCGCCGTTTTACCCAACACATCGAAAGCGGATGGCGGAATCTATCCGAACACGGGATAGGGGGTTTGTTACTTTTGCCCTTCTTGCTGATGCTCTGGATCGGGTTAGGCGGGGATAAAAAAGAACTCCCGCGCTTATTCGCCGCGTTTGGTTTGACCCTGCTTGGGGTGGGTTCGGGTGTTGCGGGCGGGTGGTTGCTTGACAATATGACGTGGAAGGAACAATGAATAACCCGTATCTTTTAGGTATTGACGTTAGCAAGTGGCAGTCAGGGGTGAATTGGGAATACGCCAAAACGCAAGGGGTAAAATATGCGTTTATCAAAGCGCAGGAATGGTACTGGACGGATAACCAATTCTTCAATCACTGGAGCGGTTCCGGGGCGGTAGGGATGCCGCGCGGGGCGTATCTCTATTACCGGGATGCCCTTGTACCAGAGACGCAGGCGCAAAAGTTTTATGAACTCTTGGTAAGCACGGGTGATTTAGGGGAACTCCCGCCCGTCTTAGATGTCGAGAGTTACAATAATCCCACGCTTACCCCGGCGAAAGTCAAGAAGTGCCTGGAAACGCTTTCGGCTTTATTTGGACGGGCGGCCATTTTCTACTCTCGGAATGATGTCATTCAGACTTTAGGTAATCCGGCTTGGTTGCTAAGTTGCCCGCTTTGGTTGGCGCAATATACCCTTGTCGGATGGCAAACAAATCATTTTGAGAAAGTCAAGCAATACCCGCCTACCATCCCCGCGCCGTATCCGTTTTATTCCGTGTGGCAGTTTAGTGACAAATGTCCCGCCATAACGTTTCAGGTAACGGGTTCGACAACGGTGGATACTAACTATGCCCCGGAAGAAATTATCAACGGATGGACGGGAACAACGCCACCGCCTGACCCGATAGGAGAAATTGTGTTTCCAGAAACTTACGTAACTGCCACTGTCACCGCCTTACCCGCCGGGATGAATTACCGCAACTGCCGCACGAAACCGGATAGCACCGGGGGTGACGCGGGTTTGATTGAAGGTAAGGTTTACCTAGCTCAATCTTATCCATGTTGGCAAAGTGTGAACAATGCCGAGGGGATATGGTATCTGGTAGAACTGCCTGATAAATCTTTTGGGTGGGTGTTGGGTGTGATGCCGAGTGGGGTGGTGTATATTACCCTCACGCAAGACCCTATTCCCCCCGTTGAAGGAGAACCTATGACCCCTGAACAACTTGCCCGCCTTGAAGCGGTGGAAGTGAAAACCACAGAGCACGAAAGCGAAATAACCGCCTTACAGAATACTCCGCCCGGTACTCTGCCCATGACCCATAAGGTTGTAACAACCCAACCGAACGGGGAGAAACTTCACAATAACCCGGATAGCGGGGAACATCTCATGTTGGCGAATGGCACAGAAGTGCGTTTGCTGAGTGGTAAGGTTTGGAAGGGGATGAAGCTGTACGGGCTTTATGTTGGCGGCCTGCCTGTGTGGGGCTGGTTGCCAGACAGTGACGTGGTGCAACTATGAACCGCGCAGACAACAAACGCCGTTATCATGCGCTCGTCGCGGGCGTGCTGAGTGGGGGCGGGGGGGCGTGGACGCCTGCAAGCCCCGTCAATGGCGTGCTACCTGTCGTTTGGTTGGCGGCGGACAAACTTGTAGGATATGCGAATAATGACGTAGTTCAAACTTGGGCGAACGAAGGCTCTTTTGCCGCCGATGCCACAACTGTTGACGCGGCGAAATATGTTTACAAGACCGGGATTATCAACGGACTTCCTGCTGTTGACGTTAACTTAGCTGACACGTTTATGACGGTAGCGGCTTTGTTTGATGCAAGTTACAACACTGCCCTGACCGCTTACGTGCTGTGTCCGGGGCCGATGGCGGGGTCATCGGGGGGCGCAACCATTATCAAGAATAAGGCTCTTAACGCAGGTTTTATGGTGACACAGCAGGCGCGCACCATCTCCCCGCAAGTAGTTGCGTCGTATCCAACGGCAATGCCCATTTCTAACACCACGCTTTTTAGTAATTGGGTTTACGGCATGACATATAACGGTTCCCGCGTAAGGCAAGCGGTCAACGGGAATTTTACGGATTATGCCTTCTCATCTAATCTCGCCTTGACGGGTGATTTGGTCATTGGTGGCATCGCGGGGCAGGCTACAAATTATCGGCAAGATGGCTACACTGCCGAGATTTTGATTTATAAGGCGGCGTTTTCGGATGCTGACTTTTTGATACCGCTTCAATATCTTGCGAATAAATATAATCTTCCGTTTTGCGACGTGCGAATTTGCACGCTTGGGGATTCGTTGACCTTTGGCACAGGCTCAACGGGGGGAAACGATTATCCCCATCAATTGATGGCTTTGTTGGGAGATGGTTATTATTTGCTCAATCTTGGAGTATTCGGGAGTGACACGACTACTCTTGAGACAGGGCAAGGCGCGGCGGCAAACGCCTATTTCCACGCTGATCCAACGGTCATTTACCCTATCTGGATTGGCACAAATGACATCGCGGCGGGGACAAGCGCGGCGACGATTGCCACAAACATTGCCACCATTCACGCCGCCCGTAAAACTGCACACCCCACCGTCAAGACCATCGCCGTGACGATTGTTGACCGGACGGCCTTCGACGCCGCGAAGGACGCGGTACGGGCGACCCTCAATACAAATCTTGTGGATAATTACGTTGCGTTAGGTTTTGATGCCGTGTGTGACTTGCGCGGTATCCCGCAGTTGGAAGACTCTACCAATACAACCTACTTCACGGATGGAACCCACCTCACGAACGCGGGGTATGCGTTGGTGGCCGCCGCACTTCAGCCCGTTATTCAGAGTTTGGTCTAATGGAGATAAGTATGGACAATATTGAGTTTATGAACCTGGAAGATTTACCCGAAGAGGCGTGGGATCGTGTTGTTGTCGGGGTGACAGAATATGACGGAACACATCCAACTCACGCAGGTTTTACGATGCTTGCTGATGCGTTTTCGGCCTGGGATAACTACGACATCGCCACGGATGATGCTCGCTTGACGGTTGTGTAATGGATAAAGCCCGTCTCCCCCATCTCCTTCACTTCTCCCGCCACCGTCCCCGTCTGACGTGGCGCGATGTGCCGAACCTGCTCGCGGGGCTAGGTGTGGTGTGGCTGTGGGTGGGGCTGAATTGGGCGGCCTGGGCGTTTTTGTGGAGTGTGATGTACTAAGATGCTGAAGAATAAGAGACATGCTGAATTTGTGAATAATTACTTCTTTCACAACTTCAACGCGACCCGCGCTTACATGGCAACATATGATGAAGTTGACGAAAGTACCGCCGCGTCAAATGCAAGCCGCTTGCTTAGGAATGATAAGGTAGCACTAGAGATAAAAGAACGCTTTGATGCGCGGGCGATGAAAGCGGATGAAGTGATTGACCGTCTATCTCAAATTGCGCGCGGGGACATTGCGGATTTTGTAGATGATTATGGTGGTTTTGATATTCAGGCGGCACGCAAGGCGCGTAAAACGCATTTACTCAAAAAAGTAAAACAGCGTACAATCCGCAAGATGGGAGAAACAAAAGAGGATGGGACAACCGGGGAAGATGTAGAAATCCATGATATTGAGTTTGAGGCATATTCCGCCCATGAGGCCTTACGCGACCTTGCAAAAGTACACGCACTTTTTGTTGACCGGACACGTAACGATAGCGATGCCCTGACCATGCTCCTCGCCATGAAGAACGAAGGCAAACTAACCGCCGCCGACATCCCCAACCTGACGCGCGACTTTGGCGAGAACCTTGTCAGGCAGTTATTCGGCGCAACTGTTGAGGTAGGCGATGCTGGCGACGTATGACCCCCGCTATCAAAAAGCGTTAGATGCTCACCGCCGCGAACAGGCGCGCAAGCTGGCGACGGGGGGCGGGGTGAAGCCCTGGCCTGTGGCGTGGTTTGTGCGTGATGATGGGAGAACTTACGTTCCTAATCACGGGCAGGAAGGGTTTCACAAAAGCCCTGCCCGTTTTCGGATTATCTTTGGCGGGCGTGGTTCGGGCAAGTCTACCGCCGGGGCGAATGAAGCCTTGACGCGCATTAGACAGGGAAAAAGCGGGGCGGTGATAAATCCTGACTTTGAGAATTTCAAGATTTCTACATGGCCTGAGTTCCGGCGGTGGATACCCTGGGAGCATGTCATTGAACGGGATCGGTACATGGGGGCGTATGGGTGGGAACCGCATCAACCGTTCACCTTGCATTTTGATACCGGGGCTTGGGTAATCTGTAAAGGGCTAAAGAATCCCGATGCTGCACGCGGGCCAAATATCAATTGGCTCTGGTACGATGAGGGCGGGCGTGATCCGAACGGGATTAGCTTTCGCAATGCCGTTGGGGGGGTAAGGGTGGGAGATGCCCCCACCGCCTTTGTCACGACCACGCCGCGCGGCACATTCCACTGGACGAACAAACTTTTCGTGATGCACGAAACGCCTGAATATGTGCAAACCTTGCTGGATGAAATCGGGTATCAAGGCGCGATGTATGCCCACTTTTTCGCGTCCATCCATGACAACCGCGCGAACCTTGACCCGGCTTATTATGTCGCGATGCTGTCAACTTATCAGGGGCGGGAAGCCGAGCAAGAGCTGGAAGGCAAGATTATCGCCGGGATGGAAGGGGCAGTATACGAAGATTTCGACAACGAGAATTTGACGGATGAAGAACCAGACCCGGCGAAACCGATAGAACTCGCTTTCGATGATGGCTACATTGACCCGCGTGTGTTCCTGTACATCCAAAAAACTCCCACACAGATTTTGATTTTTGATGAGCAGTATCATTCCCACCATCTCGAGGAAACGTGCGTTTCCGAGATGGTGGATTATTGCAAAGAGAAATGGGGCTTAGACAAGGACGGCAAGCCGAATAAACTGCCTGAAATTGCGTGCGGTAGTCCAGAGGCGAAAACCTTACACACCTATTTCAGGCGCGCAAATATTCCCGTGCGTTCTATCCCTATCCCTTCCGTTGTCGAAGCGTTGAAACCTATTCGCAAACTCATCAAGGATAATAACGGGGTACGCGTGCTAAAGGTACACGTCAGATGTAAACGCTTTATTGAGGAAATGATGCAAGGGTATCGTTATCCAGAAGGCGGCACAAAGTCATCTACTGAGAAACCCTTAGACCAAAACAACCACGGGCCGGATGCTTTGCGGGATTGGGCGTGGGTGCGTGCAAGACGGTTATAATGTATAATATTTATAGGAGTAACTAAACATGACCAGTGACATCAAAACCTTTACCTGTACCATTGCAAGCGGCGCGAGTTTATCCGATGCAATCAACTTGCGGGGCTATACCCCCATGACGTTAATCATGCCCGGAACCTGGACGGCGGCGAGTATCTCGTTTCAAGTTTCCAATGACGGCGCGACTTTTGGTAATCTTTATTCCTTGTCAACCCTTGCCGTGACGGAGTACGCCATTACCAGCCCCGCCGCTGATTACCAGATTGTGCTCCCGCCTGAAGTGTTTTTCACGGGCGCGACCCATCTCAAAATTCGCAGTGGCACGGCGGGCAGTCCGACAAATCAAGGCGGCGCGCGGACGATGACCCTTGTTTGTCGTGAATTCTAATGCGTGAGATTATCCAGGCGGTGTATACGTTTCCGTTCTGGCTGATGGGGTGGGTATCCGGCTTGTGCGTGAAGGGGTTTCTTTTAGCCCGCGCCGCGCTTGTGAAAGGTTTCGAGGATGGTAAATTATGATGCAAAGATTGTTCAATTTTAACCAGTCTATCCGCGCCCGTGCAAAGTCCTATGATAGCCCGCTGTATAATTCCCATCCTGAGCTAACAGTGCGTCAACCCATCATGCGGATTTCTAGCGACGAAGAAACACAGGGGGCCGGGAGTAGCCCGGATGGGTACAGGGACTACGAGCGGAATACATGGGTACGCAAAGCCGCGAATAAAATCGCGGACAATCTCGCGCCGTATCTGCCCCAGGTCGTCAAGGGGGCCGGGATGGATGCGACCCCGCTCCCGAACCATCCGCTTTCACTGCTTTTGCTCAATCCAAACAAGACCCAAGACCCCGCGTCACTCTGGAACGTGTGGGCGTTAGAGATGCCTTTAGTCGGTGAGGTGGGTTTAGAGTTGGTGATGAGTGCGGGTAAGACCCCCAAAGAATTATGGTTGCGCTATGCCGCCGATTACACCGTCAAGCCGGGGGAAGGCGGGCGGCGGTATGGCAGGATTTCACACTTCACAATGGACGATGGACAGGGCGCGCCGTACCAACTCCCCCCTGAGGAGTTCATTCAATTTAAGTTTCATAACCCGTTAAATCCCTGGCGCGGCTTGTCGCTGATTAGTGCGATCCGTTTGAGTATCCAGATTGACGAACTCGCGCAGGCGTGGAGTTATTTGTTTTTCAAGAATAGCGCAAGGCCTGATTATGCGTTGATGGCTCCCACTGGCTTGACGAAAGATGAGCGGGACGAATACAAATTACAACTGATGACCGGGCATGGCTTCCCAAACTCCCACGAACCGATTATTCTTGAAAGCGGCGTGGTAGACATAAAAACGCTAAACTTTGCCCCTAAAGATTTAGAGTGGGTCAATCAAAGGGAATTGTCACGGGATGAAATCGCCGCCATTTTTGGCGTGCCTGATGAGATTATGGGTTATGGGCGGGATACCTATGAGAACTTCGCAACGGCTGAAAGAGTATTCTGGACGCTGACCCTGATGCCGCTGATTGGGAAACGGGATAATACCTTGACCCATCACTTCCGTAATCTCGGCTTGCTCAAACCGGATGAACGCATCAAGACTGATTTGGCGAACGTCCCCGCCTTACAAGAAGATTTGACGGGTAAAGTTGCACAGATGCAACTCATGTTCAATGCGGGTGTGCCGATGAATGTCATCAATGACCGCTTAGGGTTAGGCTTGCCTAATCTCGAAGGCGGGGACGTGGGGTATCTGCCCGCCGCACTTGTGCCCGTCAATCAGGTTGGACAAACGTCCTTACCACCCGCCGCGCCAAAGATGTTCAAGGTCAACTCAAAAGCCTTTCCAGTTTACGGTTCGGAAGAACACATCAAGTTATGGCAGGGGAAACAGAACAACCTCAAGAAACCCGTTGATGAAATGCAACGGGGGTTAAAGAAGTTTCTCCAAGAGCAACAGTTATCCGTCTTGCGTAACTTGCGCGCGTCAAAAGTTTACGGACGGGGCAAGTTCAAGGGACAGACGAAAGCCATTGACCCGGCGGATTTGTTCGATGAAGAGGGTGAAACGGAACGGTTCAAAAAACGTTTTCGAGATGACGTACTGAAAGCCTTCACCAATGCCGCGCTTCGTGAGTTAGAACAACTCGGCTTAGAAGATTTTCCGTTCCTTGATAGCAACCCGTCAAGCGTGGCCGCCGTGAAGAAAATCCTTGAAACCGTCGCGCAGAAAACGCAGAATACTACGTGGCTTGAGTTGGTAGACATTCTCACCCAGGCTGAAGCGGACGGTTTAGGTATCCAGGCGATTACCGAAATCTTGAATGATTTTTATGAAGGTAAGAAGTCAGACTGGCAAACCGAACGCATAGGCCGCACGACCATGACGGGCGCGGATAACGCCGGGACGCTGGAAGCGTGGGAACAATCGGGCGTAGTCAAGGGTAAGACGTGGCTTTCGGCGCTTGCCCCTGACCGCACACGGGATGCCCACGCCGCCGCACATGGGCAGAGTGTCAAGATTAGCGAAAAGTTTGAGGTAGATGGTGAGAGTTTGGAATACCCCGGCGATCCGAATGGTTCGGTGAGTAACATCGTTAATTGTTTGTGTTCCATGACGGCGGATGTATGAAAACCTTAGCAACTTTTTTACTCGCCATTGCGGAACGTCCAGACATGCTCACCCGGCTTTGGCGGGCGTTTGCGAAAATGCAAAAGGCGGAGAGTTTAGACGACTTTCGCCGGGGTATAATTCAGTTTGCAAAAGCGTTAGAAGTTGTGAATGATAATAAGTTTGACACGTAATCTAAAATACGATTATAATGAAAGACAACTAATCACTAACAGGCCGCGCTCATTGTAGCCCCGCCGCCCGCTTCCGAGCCGCTTCACTGAACCCGCTCTCTCTTATGAGAAGCGGGTTTTTTGTTTGGAAGTGACATGCAGTACAAAACCTTTTTGTCAGAATCTAAAGCCATTGACGCCGCCGCCGGAATTTATGAAGCGATGATTTCCACTGAGGGGCTTGACCGGGATAGCGACATTCTCACCGCAAGCGGCGCGAACTTATCCGACTACGAAAAGAACCCCGTTGTTTTATATGCCCACAATTATATGGAGTTACCTGTTGCTAAGGCGATTGAAATTCAGGTCATTGACGGCATTGGTTTGCGGGCGCGGTTCCAGTTTCCAGAAAGGGGCGTGAGTGAAAAAGCTGATACCGTACATAAACTTTGGGCGGGTGGTTTTCTCAATGCCACCTCAGTCGGATTTCAACCGAAACAGGTAGAACCGCTCGGCAATGGGGGGACTCGTTTCAAAGAATGGGACTTGCTGGAATTCTCAATCGTCCCCGTTCCGGCAAATGCGGGCGCGTTACGTTTAGCCGCAAAAGCGTTAGAAGTGATGCCCATCCAAAAGCGCGGGCGTGTTTTATCATCCCGCAACGAAGAACTAATCCGGGGGGCATATGCCTCCCTCGAAACGGTTTTATCTTCGATTGGCGTACCTGAAGAACCGGGGAGTGAACCGGACATGCCCGAAGATGACCCGATGCAAGATAACTTGCAAGACCCCTCCCAAAAGGATACAGAGACAACCGTCTCTGTTGCCATGCCTACGCAAACCAAAGACCCCGCCGAGCCGCCCATTGATGACCCATCGCACGCCGAGAGCGAAGCCGCGTTAGAAGCGTTTGCGAAAGCCCTTATCAACCTTACTGAAAATTGGAGTAAATAATCATGTCTACCTTAGACGAAGCTATCGGTAAAATTACCGAACTGACCGAAGTCGTCAAGCAGAATGGCGGGACACAAGGCCTGCAAAAAGAAAGCCTCATGGCTGACTTTGAAGCCGCCCTTGAAAAACACAAAGCCGCGCTGTTAGACGAGATGCCTGTCCGCCGGGGCGAAAGCCCGGTTGACGTTTCCGAAAAAGCCCTGAACAAGTATCAGGGGAAATACAAAGCCGAATTGACCGCCATTGCCAAAGATGGCTATTACAAACTCGGCAACACCAAAATGACCGCCGCCGATTTGTGGATGGCTTCCCATCTCTTGACCCAGGCGAACATCAAGCGCGAACAAGGGTTGTCCTTTGTCGGTTCCGACAAACTCAAACCCGTCTCACAAGACCTGCAAAGCGCGGTCAAACTGATGACTTCCACCGGGGCCGGGATTGGGGATGAATATGTCCCCACTGGCATGGCAACCGAACTCTGGAACGACTTTTTCGCCGCTTCCCGCATTGTGGCTGACCTGCCTTCGCAGGTAATGCCCACCGACCCCTTCGACATCCCCCTCGGTTTGACCCGTCCCACCTGGCGCAAGGGCGCGCAGGGACAGGCACAAACCGCCGCGAACCCTGGCACGGCAAAAAGCACGCTCACCAGCACTGAACAACTTGTCGAAGTTGACTGGACTTACAACTTAGACGAGGACGCGGTTGTCGCCATGATGCCCGCCTTACGGCAAATGCTCACCATGTCCGGCGGTGAACAAATGGATGCCTTCGCGCTGAACGCAGATAGCACCAACGCCGCGACGGGCAACATCAACCTGGACGATGCCAACCAAATCGCTTCGGGCGGCCATGTGCGGCGGAGATGAAAAGCCTGGAACAAGTCATACACGTAGCCCGGTTCATAGTTGCGTAAGGTTTCAAGAAAGCCGGGTTCAAAATCGGCATCACTGTCCAAACTTAGGAAAGTATCGCAATCCGTTTCGAGTAGGAAAGCCCGCGCGTTTTCATTCTGCGCGACGTGGGCAACCTTGCCCCGTGTCAGGCGTACCGCGTCCCCTTTGCGTAACCCTTGCATAAGTAAGCCCGTCCAAGAGGCGACAAATTCCGCCTCAACTTGTTTCTCGAGGCGGGTGGTGATACAGATTTTTCCCCATCCTTTAGCGTCCATTTTTCACCCCTTCATAGATTAGTTTCGCAAGACGGCGATTATCGTCAACCGCCCTTTTTTCTTTTTCTGTGTTGAATTCGTTGATGAGGGGTCTTGATATCCAGAAGAAACGCGGCAATCCCACCCCTTTTTTTTATATAACAATTTTTAGAAATGGCAAATATTCCCGTTCCGCTGCCTGTTACATCTCCGGTTAATGTTATGGTTTGGTCGCCCGTGTTTGTTCCTGACGTGTTTGACAGCTTGGTTATTTCGCCCGAAGTAATCAACCTTTCACCCGTCATCAACAGGGCGGACAAGGCAGTTACAGCCCCATCATAGGCCGCTTTCAAAACGTCCGTTAACCAGAATCGGGTAGATGTTTCGGGTATGTTGTCGGCCGTTAAATTAACCGCCCCTGTCTGCCCGTTAACCGAATCAACCGCCCCACCGCCAGTATTGACAATCTTTGCCCCTACCTTTAGCGCAATTAACGGCCTTTTTTTTATGCTGATTCTAATCATTAGTAGCTATTTTTTACCGTTCCATCATTGGTTAACTCTATAACGGTTGCCGTTCCTTCGGTTGTAGTAATCTGAAAAAATACACTTCCACATTTAAGTTCACAAGTATCAACAGCCGGTAAAGTTAAGGCCGCTTCGGTAGCCACGCTCCCGGCTGTTATATCGCCTCCCGTTT